CAACATTCGTGATCGCTACAGCGACACTCGTAGTGCCCCATGTACCTGATCCCCAAGTATCGCGACCCCAACCAGTAGCCATGACTCAGCTACGCTATTCTAATAACAGCGTTACTTGCGTCTGCGGCTGGGAATGTAATCGTAAAGCTACCTGCTGTGCTTGTCTTGTCTCCACCAAAATCAAAAACCGCAACTGATGGATCCCCAGTAGCTGTGTCATTGAAAATCATGCAACCTCTTGCAGTGACTGTTGCTGTGCCAAAAGTTAGGTCAGCAAAGTCTGTAAATGCAGTAGTGCCTGATGTAGTCGGGTCGATTCTGGTTAAAGCTGAACCTTTTGCAGTGTAGTTTGTTCCTGATACTTCTTGATTTGTACTGTAGGCTGTTGTGGCAGCAGACATTGTAGCTGAACTGGTATACAGAGCTAAGTTGAAGGTATTGCCTCCAGAAAGTAAAAAATTATGCTTTGCTTCTAAGAGTTCTTTCTTAAAAGAAGTACACATTGCCTGAGTTATAGCCATTATAGTCTCCTAATAATATTTGCAAGATCTTTATGACCTTGCTGTTCTAATTGATTGCCTATCGTACACATGTGGTTTTTAATGGCCTCTTGCATATAATAAACAATAACCTGGTGACACAAATTTTTAAAGGCATGGGCTTGCGCCTTGATTTGATCGGGAGCTGTGTCAGCCACCGAAACCAATCTATTAGTAGCCATTTCAGCAACTTCTTCTACTGTATGACCTCTACCATGTGTTGTTTTTACACCCAAGTTACCGATTGAAATTTTAAATTCGTCTGTTTGCATCAGTATTTCTCTGGTTCTGGCGGACCAATGTCTTTTCTTCCCGACACACCTGAAGGAACTTTCTCCTCCAAAACATCTGAAAGGTTTCCAACATTTAACTCGCCTTGTTCTAAATATACCACAGGTGGGTTTTCCAATCTATGGTATCCATATAACTTTTCTTCTATGGCTACATTAGTATCTAATAAGGAAGAGGTGGGTGCAACCGAGACATCTATTTTTTGACTTAAGCACTTAGACAACCAAAACTCACAGCAGGCTCTTCCCATCTCGCCAAAATGCACATTCGTTTTATAAGTAAAATCTGCACCAAATATATTTATTGCTCCAACCCGATGGTATAAAGCAAAGGCTATAGCATAGGCAATGGAGTTGTTAAAATAAGAACATCCTGTGGCTTTAATAACCTCTTCTAGTGGAAAAAGAACAATGCCAGGAACCCTGTTGTCTTTTATACAAGAATAGATCGGAATATCTAGTCTGGGCAAGGTTTTGCGCATAACTTGCGTCTGTGGACCAGCGTCAAAAGTATCGAAAAACCTTGTTGCTGGGTCCATAACAAAAGCTCTATCGGCCTTAACAACGGCGCACATTGAGCCTATTGCCCAAACCTCGTCGTATTCTTGGCTGTGGCTAATGGATAAATGATAGTCTAGCTGGCTCTTGCCCATAGCGACAATAGCGATCTTTTTGCCCCCCAGCTTTGTGTTTTCAGTTGTCAAAAATTATTGTTGTTGAGGTGGTGTTGTCATAACCCGTTGTCTGTCAAAACGATTCTCGTCACGAGTCGCTCTGCCTTCCATTAAGGTAGTTAGTCTAATAAGGTTTTCCTGGAAACGCTGCTCAAACAAAGCGGTTTCACTAGGGTCTTGCTTCATAAAAATACTGGCCTCGACTAAAGAACCATATAGCAGCAAATCAGGTGCGTTCTTTGAAACCCAGGTTGTTCCACTGTCTCCAGTAGTAGTCAATGATGCGGGTTGATACAGATAATGCAGTTCAAAAGTTAGGTTAGCGTTAGGTGTCGGACCTAATATAAAAGTGTCATCATCAAACTGGGCGTAATATTTAGGCACCCCCGTCGTTGAAGCGGCTTGTGTGTAGTTCCGCATGAAACTAGGGTGCTTTAGTAATAAAAAAGTATAATTACTACTACTGTCTAATACGGACAAACTTAGTGGGGAAATATAATCCGAAGGGGTTGCTAGATACTGGTTCCCAGAAGTAGCTGTTCCCGTAACATTTTTACGAAAAACATTAAGCTCAATTGAATTAAAAACCCGGTTTTCCGCCTGTTGGATAAACGTATCGAGGGTACTTGTAAAAGTGCTCTCTGTATTATCCATATAATTTTGGATAGCTGTCTTTAGTCCACTGTATGTAAAACTCACGATGTTGGTCCTGCTGTTACTGTAAATCCGCCGCCGGTAATGTCTCCGGTTGTAGCGGTCCCTGTTGAAGTAAATTTATATTCGTTTGCGTCCACAACAGTTATTGTATACCCATTTGCACTTTCAAGCACGGTTGTTGTGATTCCATCGAAAGCAGCCGTCTCTCGGAAACGAACAGTGTCCCCTGTGGTTCTAACATGTTTAAACTCAGTTACAAGAATCACAGCGTTTGCTCCAGAGGCTTCTGTTCTAAAAGGGCTTAAAGGCAGTAATGCTTGTGCTGGACCCACTGAAGCAAAGACTCCTCCGCCTCTTGTGCCCGTGGTCCCTGTTCCAGCAACCGCTGAAAAAGTATAGGTGTCAGCGTCCACTTTCGTAATGGCATAAGAATCTGGGTCCGTTAGTGTTGCGACAGTAAAACCGTCAAATGCTTCTGCTCCTCTAAATCGAACTTTGTCCCCCGTACTTCGACCGTGGTCATCTTCAAACACTTTAATAACCGCACTTCCGCTAGTTGATAGAAACGGATTGTTGGTCAACAACGCCTCTGCAACAGGCTCTATCCTTGCAGGTCTCGGGTCTCGTAAGGCCTCGGGGTCGGCTGCAAAACGAGGAGGGGTAAGTTGAGGGTGTTTGGGTTCCCATTGATCTGGGCCCACTAAAAAACCGTCCCAGGTCTTTCGCATATCTCGTAAACGATAACGAAAACCTGAAATATCGCAGATACCCCATGCCTTTTTGCCGCTTGCAAAAGACATGTCTAAATAATTGTTCTGGCTGGGAGAAACCTAGAACTTACTGTGTCTATGTTCTCAGAAGCGGCTCGTTCCCATTCTTCGTCATACATTGGTTTAAGCAAAGCAACCCTATCTGGGGCTCGTTTAACCGCTATATAGTATGCAAGCCCTGCTGTCATTGCGGGAAGAAACTCAAAGGTTATCTCTAGTGTGTTGGTATAGACCCCAGCATCTTGTATGCGTGTCAACGCATAATATCTAAAAACGTCAGTTGAGTTTTCTGGTGCGGGGTACAGGAACAGTTTAGGTGTTGCGCTTCTTTCCAAATAAAACTGAGTGGACCTAGACTTTGTGTCTTTGTTAGGAAGATAATGATAGTCGCTTCGACTAATCCTATTGACTTGGTAATCCGTTGTTGTGCTTCCGTTAGTGCGACGAATGACCGAAGACAAAACATTAACTAAATCTGCATCTAGGTCATAGCTTGTTGTTCCTTCAACCAAGGCTTCTGTTCTTTCAACAATAAGCCAAAGGTTAAGTCCACGATTAGCCCATTCAGCAAACATAAGGTTCAGAGACCTTCTAGCAGTCTGTAAATCGTATCCGGTTCTTAGCTCTAAGCCACAACGCTCAAAGGCTTCTTCAATTAATTCATCAACGTTCAGGTCAAACGCTGTTGTCCCTGAAGTCGCCATGACTACGGCCTACGGTCTTTTTTCTTGTAGCCGGTGATTCCGCCTTTTGAATAACCCATCATAGGTTTAGCTGTTCCTCCGCCCATAAGCCCTTGTACTTTTTTAGACTTTCCGCTACCTGTGTAATTGGTGCCTTCTTGAGTCCAGTCTTGGCCTTCTCGTATCATTTCTCTTTTTCTTCCTAGTCCTGGCATTCTATTCTCCTAATTAATAGCTTTTTCTAAATTCCGCTACTATTGTGTAATGGTCATGTGCTGTATGCCCGTGAGTTGTTAAATCAACATCTCCGTTTATACCACTTCCTGCATTATTGGTAATACCACCCCATTCTCTAAAGTCATAATGACCCGAAGAGACTCCTACTGCGGCACTTCCACCAAGGACAAGTGCAACAACATTTGTTGAAGCGTTCCATTCAATAGCAACCCTAAAACCTCCGATGTCATACCAAATTTGCGTAAGGACAACTCGTGAACAAGCCGTGCCTGCATCATTAGTATTAAGGCCTGAGACATCTATTTTAGCAACAGACGCTTCTCCTGACCCATCGGAGATATTAGTAAATTTATAAACTAGCTTCCTGTCAGTATCTATAAGTTTTTGACTTGTGACTGCATCAGCCATAATTTACTCCTAGTTAGCCTATATTCATATTAATCAATGAATACTCAGTAGATGCTCTTACAGCCATAACATCGCCAATTTCCGTTAGGATGTTATCGGTTGCTGGTGCAACTCCCCCTGCTGTACCACCTGAACGAACTGCTACATTACCTACAACTAAAGTTCCTACAGTCAATAGTGATGCTGGACCTTTAACAGTGAACCAAGCATAGTAACTGGCTGTTGTATCCATAACAGTAGCGCCCATAATTGCACCTGTTTCTGCTGCTGGTGCAACAATTAAGCCTGTGTTTGGATTAGCAATTAATGATAATTCTGAACTGGTTGTTAAAGCAGTTGCTAGATCATCATAACAAGTAATTACTACTGAAGGATCGGCTGAATGATCGTGTGCTGGATTAGATTTTACTCTAAGCATTTGACCTTCACCATTAACATCGTTAACCCACAGATAACCACCTGCGTATTGATTAAGTGTCATATCAGTACCATTAGTTTCAACAGAAATTGCAGTTTCTCCTGCTGCCACTGCTGCGGTTGCTGTCATATTTGTATGATGAGCAACGGCTGCTGCGTGTTGTACTAGCTTACCAGCAGTAACTGCTGTTCCGCCATTCTGCATATAACGATAAACATTATTGCCGTAAATTAAAGTAGAACCTAGTTGAAACAACTCTGTTGAACTTTCTGCATAAGGATCAACAGTGTTTGATTGACTGCCGCCTTTACCAACTATTAAGTCAGCGGGGCCGTATCCTGTTGCCTGTGTGTATTTAATGTGCTCGCCCGCATCAGTAAAAATATTACCGTCGGCGTTAATAACCATTCCATCAGTAATCGCTCCTGTGCTTGAAGTTATATCAATGGTTTTAAAACCATTCTCGGACCGAACTGGTCCATTAAAAGTTGAATTTGCCATAATTAAGTCTCCTTAATAATCCCATCGTCTTTTGGCTTTGTCTGCTAGGTCAGTCGACAGGTAAATATAAAATCCTAGGTAAGGGTTTATACTACTGCTAAATGGGGAAAAAATAAAGAAAAAAGGTGCCGGGTTGAGGAAGAAACCCCCGGCGGGGTTCCATATTTAGCTTATTATGCTCCGGGACTGCCAAAGACTGCTCGGGGGTCAGACCACCCAAACGAATATCTTTCGCGAGCCTTGTATCTTACATTACCGGTATCGAAATCCGCTTCCATCGAAGTCTTGATTGGCGAACGGTTAAACATTTTAAAACCGTTTGGACAATCTGTCTTGATGAACCACGCATCCGTATCAGTAAGATAATGATTTACGGTATAGCCTTCTGGGACCATGCCCATGTTGCGTATAGCGTTGATATCATTATCAGAGGTACTTACTCTTCCAGGTGTTTCCAATAAACGATCAGCGGTGAATTGAAGCTCTTTAGGAATGATTAGTTTCAATCCTTGAAGTGCGACTTTTAGTCCACGCTCATCAGTAAATGCTGCTATATCAATTAATGCTTGTTCTAATGAAGTTTCATTAAGATCGGCTGCGGTTGAAAGTTCGTTACGCAAATTAGCGCCACCCACAGTTGGATGGTCTGTTGCGCAAAGTTCTTTGCCGTCTCCGCCTAAATAACTACTAGAAAATGCGTTATTCAATACAGATGCTGCTTTTACTTGCTTGGTGTTCGACATACTTCTAGCGAGCGCACGAGTGTATCTTGCTGACAATTTGTCATAAAGATTATCCTCGATAGCTTCTTCAGTAATGCTGAATGCCAATGCAATCGTTTCATGGGTATACCTAGATGTAAATGCTTCTTGTGCTTGGTCAAATGCGACGCCTGCCCCTTCTGATTTAACGGGTGCTGAGTCGAAACCAGTGAGCATTACCTCTTCTTCAAAAGCTCGATCACTAGACTCGGAATCATAAATCTCTTCATGTTCTTGGTCATAGCGTCCGTACTCTAGTCCGAAAAGAGCGTTTAAGCCAGGTAGCAATTCTTTTACGAGTTGCGCTCTACTTATAGCCATTATTTACTCCTATGTTCCAGCTACAGGACCTCTGTAAGCGTGTTCGTTAATTTGTACTATCAAATTAGCGTTATCGCTTCCGAGATCTCCGTTAACATCATCTTGGACAACTCCTACAATCTTAAGCTGTAAGGCCTGAGTTGTATTAATCGTGCTTGAATCAAGCTCCCGTGTGCTTACGCCCGTTGTCGTACTACCACCTATCCCATCTGTATCGGCATTTCTACCTATACATGTCACAGCCGATGCTCCATCTGCTTGTATTAAAAACAGTTGGTTGGGGTCGTCATAGACATATACTTCTATGGCGCCGCCTCCAAGAGCGGTTGTGCTGGCTGGGTAATAGTTCTTAAAGGTCGGGGTTCCGTCAGTAGCTACATAGTATACGTGTGAAAACACACCTACTACGTTAGCTGAACCGGCTGCTGATCTGTTAATATATCCGCCTGCGAATATACACAAGTCACCTTGAAAGATGCTTGTACCATATCCGGAAGGATCAATACTATACTTGCTCAACTGTCCGATTGATGAACCCACACTAAGACCTTTGTAAGGACGAAGCCCGAAGGCTTTATCTACGTTAGCCATTTTATTTAGTCTCCTAAATTATGATGCAGTTAAAATTACGATAGCTAAAAAACTTACTTATTGTCTGCTTTTCTACTACCACCTAAAGTTACACGACTTTGCCGGTTTGGTTTAGCAACCGACATGGAAGAATGTGTGCCGTCTCTGAAGTAATCATTATCAACAGCGTCCATTTGTCCTTCCGTTTTGGAATTAAAATAGTCCGTCCGTTCTCTAATTGTTTCTTCAGGGATTCGTGCTAACACTAATCCTCCTACCCCAATACACCCTGCGTGTTTGCCATCTTCAATAGTTGGAGATTCAAAATCGGGATATTCCTCTGCTCTCACAGGTTCATATCCTTCTCGTAGCCTGGCTGACATGTTCTTTGAGTCAGATTGGCCGCGGATCTCTGTTCTTATCCAACGATGTTTATAGCCTTCAGGGGGCGGGGGAGCATCCAGTGCGGATGGGGGAGACCAAGGCTTACGCCGTGCTTGTTTTTCACGGGTGCTCGTCTCGCGTGAAGCTCGAGTTGCTTCTTGTACGTCTTTTTTGGTGTTATCCATAAGTTACTCCTTCACGTATTTTGCGTATTCTTCTAGTGGCACACCAAGTTTTTTAGCTATAGCAACCTGTGACGGTGTGAGTCTCACAGTATTCTTGCCGCGCCCTTTTTTCGCACTGCGTGTAGCAGAGGCGACCGTTTGAGCGGGACGGTTGTCTTGTTGATCGGAGTCTACATTAAACTTATGTGGAAACTCTTCTCTCATTCGTTTATCTATTTCACTATAATACTCATCGTCACTGGCGTCAAACCCTTCTTCTTCTGTTAGCGTTCGATGTAGTACAAAACTGGTCATGGTCATAGCGGTGTCACTACCAAACCAATCGTTTTCTTCTGCCCACTTTTCTGCTTTTGGGTCGGGCGGTGCAGCGGGGGCATTATTAGCTTGAGCTGTGTTTATATTAGTGGAACCATTTACTACTCCTTTTGCCTTCGCGTTTCCCAGCGCCTTTCTTTGGTTATTAAGAGACTTGAGGTTCTGTGCTTCAACTGCGAGACGAGCTAGTTTTTGTTGAGCTTCGACTTGTTTGTCTACGTCATCCATTTCGGTCGCTTGCTTTAGCTCCGCTTTAGCTCCTGCTGTTTCGGTGGTGATCCTGTTGGCAAACTCAACGATGTAATTACCATCCAGTGTTGTGTTCCTTGTTTTTAGAGTATCGTTTTCTTTTTTAACGTTTTCCGCAAAACTTGTGGCGGCTTGTTCTCTGCGCTCCGCTTCGCGCAGTTTTGCGGTTAGTTTGTTGATTCTGGTTTTAACGCCTTTGCTGTAGTCTTGAAGCTCGTCTTTGGGTTCGTCTTGTACCTCTACTACAGGCACACTTTCTTGTGTTTCTTGAGCTACTTCAGTGAGTACGGCTCCGTCTTGTGGTAGTTCCACATCAATGGCTGGTCCGGACACGTCCAGGTCCACCATCTTTTCTTCTTGGGTTGCAGTTAATTCCTGTCTTGGCATGGGTCACTCCTCATGTTTTTAATAGTTATGCAGAATTGCTTCTGGTTCAGATACTTTAGCAATGATTTCATCATCATTCAATATTTTCACTTCCCCGCCGTCAATCTCAAAACGAGAACCAGCATATCTTCCAAACAATACCCAGTCTCCAGCTTTACACCAAGGACCATTAGGAAACTTGTTTTCATCCTGATAAGCCAGATCACCGGTCTTCAAGACATAACCAAGAACGGTAGCGATTTGTTGTCGCTCCACAGTCTTCTCAGTTAGAAAAATACCGCCTTCGGTTTTGGCTTTGCCACGGTAAGGGAGTATAAGTATACGCCAACCCGTTGGCTCAGGAAGTTGGTCTAATAGATCGGAAGAAAGTTTCTCTGGATTGAGCTTCTCTTCGTCCGTCTTTTTCTTTCCAACACTTTCATAGGCTTTTTGCAAAGGCGCCTTATTGGCCTCTTCTTGCGCCCATTTTTCTTGCAGGGCGGAGTTTGCGTCACTCACAGTGTTATTCTCCTAACTTATCTAGTAACGTTGTTATTTCAGACTTCACATAAGCCAAGGCCTCTGTTTGTCCGGTTAAGTTACGATAATGCTCCCAGTCTTTTACTTCTCCGTTGAGCATCATCTGTTGAACTCGTTTTTCTTTTTCCTCGACCGATCTAAGAATCTTATAACCAAAATCTATAGTGTCAATGTTTTCTCTCCATTAAAGAAGCTCACCGTTTGGTCCATAGTTATTATAGAACGGGTCGTTGAAATTCGTTTGTGGCGCCTGTGGCGCGGGTGGTTGCTGCGCAGCTAAATACTGCATGTAGTCTTGATAAGAAGGTATTCCGGTAGGCATCGCTTCTGTTGATGTTGGCATGTCAAAGTTGTATGCTCCTGGGTTTCCAAGGTCAAGGCCTGCAATCCCACCAATGCCCCCCGTTGTAGCCGAACTATAAGGGTGGTTCATTAAGTCGTATGGATTCACGTCGCCATAAGGGTTTGTTGGAAAACTTCCAGGATTATATTCTCCAAAGTTAAAACTTGTGTCCACAGGGACTGGTGTAAATGGACTACTGTTATCGCCGCCGCCACCGCCTGGAGTTGTTTCGCCGCCACCGCCAACACCTTGCATGGCTGCTGCTATGGCTGAGTTAATTGAGCCGCCTTCTCCCAAAGCTGCCTGTAGGGCTGCTGCCACCGAAGAGTCAACCCCTTCTTGTCCCAGAAATCCTGATTCCCCTAATTGGCTTGTAAGGGCATCAATCCTACCCCCTAATTCACCTGTAAGTTGATCAACCCTGCCTCCTGATTCACCTAGTAAAGAATTAATCTGATCCGCTGTCATATAACCTGAATCCAGCAACGCTTGAATGTCTTCCATAGACATTCCCTCTATTCCTGTTTGCCCTGTTTGAGACGCTGCGATTGCGTCAGCGATCATTTGTTGAATGGTTGCTGCGTCTAGGGCTCCGTTTGTAGCCGCCGCTATCATTTCTTGTATTTGTTCTGGTGTCAAACCGTCAGCGATGCCTTGTTCAATCATGGCCTGTATTTCTTCTGCGGTTAGTCCGCCAAGCTCTCCAAGACTGGCTTGTGCGTCAGCAATCATTTGAGCAATCGCTGCTTCGTCCACTCCGCCGGGGGAGTTTTCTTTAATTAAGGCAAGTATTTCTTCTGGGGTCAATCCATTAGCAAGGCCTTCATCAATCATGGCCTGTATTTGCTCTGGGGTAAGTATGCCTTCTTGGGTTTCCGCTTGAGCGGCAGCGACTGCTGCTTCAATGGCAGCGGTTATGTCTTCATCGCTCATGCTGTCACCCATGACAGTTTTAATCATGTCTCTAATCGCCGCCTCATCCATGCCTTGAAGCTGCGCGTTGGCAATCATTTGTTGGAGCATTTCGTCAGTAACATACTGGCCCATGTCCACGTTCTTCATGTAGTCTCCGCCAAACTGCTCCTTGAAGTCGTCGCCCCATAATTTCATGGCGTCGCCCACTTGATCGTCTATGTTAAAATCTTGCATCGCCGCTGCTATGGCGTCGTCCATGTCTCCACCTGCAAAAGACTCTAAACCTTGTATCTGGTCCGCGACACCTTGTAAATACTCGTCTTTCAACGTGCCGTCTGGGTTTAAGAATGTGCTGCTTAAATCGGGTGCCGTTTCTCCTGAAGCAGGGTCCCCTTCATTGTCTATAATAGTAGTAGAACCAGGACGTTGCTCCTCCGGTGGGTCGCCTATGATCTGCAGTAGACGGTCAAGTTGTTCTTGAGTCATTTCAGGCATTATTTATTCTTCGCTTGTTCCATTTTTTCACGGGAGATAGACGCTCTGAGTGCTGCGATGTCTTCTTGACTTCTCATCTTCTCTTCGTCGGTTTCTTCCCGTACTTCCATCTTTTCTCGCTCAAGAGCTAGTTTGTCTTCAGCGATACGTTTGTCGTCTTCGTTCTCTTGTGATCTTATCATAAGTTCTTGTTGTTTCAACTCTATGACGCCGTTATCATCAGCGGCCACGTCCATAATCTCATTGATTCTAGGCATAAGTTCTTCGAGTAGACTGGCTTCGGTTTGCGCTTTAATTTGTTCTCTCATTGGGTTGGGTGGAGGGGCCTCACCTGGCATACCACCTTGTTGAGCCATCATTTGCTGTTGCTGCATCATCTGTTGTTCTTGCATTAACTGTTGTTGTAATTGTGGGTCTTGTTGTGCCATCTGCTGTAGTTGCTGCTCGGCTATTTGCTCTGCTTTAAAAGCAACGTGCTGAAGAATGTTTCCCATTAACGCGCCTGCAACCGGGGGATTCATTTTCGCCATTGGGTTATCTAAAAACGTGATGTGTGCTTCAATGTGTGCATCGTGATCTTGTTCTGGGAACGCGGTCAACGGTGCTCCCATCAAGACAATGCTGTTCTCAATCGCTGGACTTGTGGGTTGTGGAGGAGGTGGATCGGGAAGCAAAAGAGCTTCTATGTTCTGTGAACCGAGAGCCGTATACATACGACGAAACGATTCTTTTATATTGTGTATTTCTGGGTTGCTTTGCACCAGTTGTAGTTCTTGTTGTGCCAAAGAAATACGTTGAGCAAATGAAAAGAAGTTTGGATCGGACACTGGAATGACATCAATTCGATTATCAAAGTCGGCCTGTTTAATGGTCTGGTCGCCGCCAACTACTTGATAAGGATACTCTGGGGGAAGGAACTCTGAAAACACTCTCGCCAGTATTCTAAACTCTATCTTCTGTGCATAGTGCAGTCGTTTGTGAACCGCGGACATGACCTTGGTCCCCTGTTCAAGAAGTGCTAATGTGGTACCGACTGCCGCTTGATCGTTGCCCTCACCCACTTGCATGTCGGTCACAGCAGCGAAACGTTGTCCGGCTTCAACACAAAAACCCATCAACTGAAATAAAACACCGCTTGGTTCTTTGTAAGGCAGTGGCATCAGTGCATCTTTTAGTGAGCCTCCGGGCGCGTCCACGTCTCTGAACTCGCCTGGCTCTAATGGGGTTTCGTCGTCTCTTATTCTTATGCCTCTGGCTTTAAAACCAGCGGGAAGATTGGACAAAGTTCCGGCGTCTATGAGTTGTCTCAATGCAGCGGTTGCGGTTCTGGAGAGACCGCCAATCATGTGAATTAAGCCAAAGCCATAAAAGCCCAGTCCCGGTAGGAACTTGTAGTGGACAAAGTATTGTATCTTTCTCTTTTGTTGATCTTCTTCGTGATAGTTGCGACGAATTGACAGCACCTGACTTGAGGTTCTGTCGATCGTAATAATAAAGGGTAGATGCAGTCCATCGGGGTCCTCGAACCCTGGCAGCTCCATAGACACATGAAACTCTAAAAGTTCATACATCATATCGTTACCTGAGCCGTCTATGCCCTCTATTTCTTCGACCTTATCTTGGGTGACTGTTTGTGTGCTGGTATAAGCGGGGGTGAGTTCAATGTCTTTATAAAATCCAGAAAGCTGTTGGTTACGAATCTGATTGTATGTCATCTTAACAACGTGGGTGATTCTCTCACAGGTTTCTAAGTCACTGGCGCCGTATGGCACAATTAAATCTTCAACCGGTACAAACCGACTGACGGCTCTTTGTAGGGTTGGGTCGTAATAAACTTTCTTAAACGCAGAACCAGCTAAAGGCAGATAGAACAATAATTGATCCATTTCTGGGGTGTATTCTTCCATCACCGTTGTGATCTGGTAATTCATAAACTGCTGCACACGATCGGACTGTGCTTCTACTTCAGGAGTAGCTACCCCCAATATATCGGTTTTAACAGGGCCTTGTGCAGGCAATAGTTCTTTAAACGCTTGCGCTTGAAATTGTGTAACGGATTCGGCTAATAAAGGATGTGTAACGCCTGATGCGCCCGGGAAAGGCCTATCGCGATCTTCGTACCTGAATCCGAGAAGGTCTAGTCCTTTGACATAGGCATCTTCCCATTCGTCTCGACTCATGCGGTCTTCTTCAAAATCGCCTAATAGTTGAGCGGCTATGCCTCCCAACTCCGTGTCGTCCATGTATTCTGCTAGGTTTGCATCAAAAGGAAGCATGGCCTCAACTTCCATTTCATCGGGCATGTAGTCAAGGGTTGCACCGCCTTCTTGGTCAAAGCTGACTTCAACGTCTCCGTCTTCAGGGATGGGGGCTTCTATCTCAACCTCTTGTCCCGCTTCAATATCCAGATCAATCAGGTCTGTGACCCGATCAATATTGGTCGGTTTATTCATTTCCTCGACAGCCATGGTTGTCTAGTATACGCCAGTAAACTTGATTCCACGTTCAGCGAGTTTTCCGCCTCTGGACTTACCTTTTCCGGCGCCGGGCTTCGGCCCTTTAGTGGTTTTCATCTCAACTGTCTTTGCATAAGGAACAAATCCTTGCTCTTTAATTTCAAGACCTTTGATTATTTTAGGTGCTTTTGCCATTATTATCTCCAGATTAATGTTTTAATAGTTTATCTTAACATGTTTGTTTTGTCGATTAGTCCGCCCAATCCTTTTTTAGGGATTTCTTTCAGCGTCTTTTCATAGCGGGAATAGTCAGGCTTTCTGACCCAGGTCCCCGTTTTTTCGTCCGGGGCAAACTTTCCTACTCTACGGTACCAGTTCTTAAGTTTTTCAGTGGTGTGGCTTTTAACGTTTTTCTCTAGCCATTTTGAGTAGTCACTTACTTGTTGGTTAAACTTGTCCGAGAAAACCCTGCCGCCTTGAACTTTGTCTATTTCCTTATAGTGGCTAGTCAGCACTGCCTGCCGCTGTGTTCTCCAGTTGGGCATAAAGGAGGGTGTCATGTGAACCTCAATCCCTAGTTTATCCAGTGTCGGACCTATTTTCTTCAGCATTTTTTGTCCTCCCATGGGGGTGTTCGATCGCAACGAACCAACGTAGAACTGGTTCTCGATGCCTTCTTGCATACTGACGTTCAGTACAGCATCGGCCATGCCGTCCTTGCCACCAATCACAATATCCATTCCTAAGTCTGGGTTTTGTTTAAATCCTTGTAGGTCTTTCATGTCTCCTTTTGCGTGTGCCCTGTTGTAAAAATACACTTGTCCTTCTTGCAAAATCTCCGGGTTGGGCGCGACGTCTGGTTTATGAGAAGTCCATCCTTTAAGCGGGATCATGTCGGCATCCATGAGTTCGTCGGTGACTTTGTTCATGTTGTAGAGAACCCCTTCCACTTCATCGAGTCCACCATAAAGCGTTTTTCTGGCGTCTTTAATGTAGTCGTCAGTAACGTTTTGTAGGTCAATTAGCTCGTCTTTACCCAACACTTCCCAAGGCGTTCCCACGTCTTTCATTTGACGTTGGGCCAGATTCTTGGTTGCTTGCGCTTCTTCGAGAACTTCGCTGAGTGTTTTACGCTCCGATCCTGTGGCTAGGGTAGCGCCTTTTGGCATTTTCCCTGCCTTCATTAATTTTTCTATCTGCCTTTCAATGAAAGGTATTCCAATCTTTGAGCCCAATATCCCTACTGGTTTCAACGCTGCTGCGGGGTTTATCAGGCCGCCCAACACTTCTCCAAGGCCTTCCAGTCCGCCGCCTTCTCGTTCCAGTCCCATCTTCTCAGCAAAATACTCACTGCCTCCAACCGGGTCTTCTGGGAACCACGGTAGGTCTTCTGTCATTTGTCGAGTGCGTGGGTTGATTTTAAGCAGGGCGTTTTTTAGGTCGGCGGGAAGACCAGCCAACAGTGGGATGTTTCGCGCCACTCCTTTGCCAAGCTGCCTGTATTCTTCTCTTCCGGGCGTGATGGATTCGTCTATGCCTCTTTGTCGGAGAAAGGCACCCAATAGTTCTTTATCTGTTTTTTCTTGCTCTGTTGCCATTAATAATATTCTTTTCTGGGAGGCTTATAATCATTGTCCATTAACTCATCTGAGTCTAAAGCAATAAAGCCGCCTTGTCGATAACGCATCAAGGCTTGTGTGGTGGAGTCCACCAAATCATCGTGGTCGCCAAAAGGAAAAGCGGCACATTCCTCGATCAGTTCGTGTGCCCAACGCTTATCAGGAGCCCAAACCATTCCCGCTTCTAGCAACGGCGACACGGTATTGACCCGCGCTACTTTGTCTTGTCCTTTGTTCGGCGAATAGTTGATAACGGGGATGCCTGTTTGTCGCAGTTCATGGGTCAGGGGCAGTCCGGATGCTTTGGCTTCAATGATCACTGTATCGGGGTCCCAATAATCGTATTGTTCAAAAGCCATACGCTTGAGTTCAGGAAAGTCCCAACGTCCTTTACGCACGTCTAAAAGCATTAAATTAGGTTCCAGCCCCTCTTCCGGGTAAAAAACACACCAAGTAGTGATCGCTGAGAAGTCGGCAGTTTCCTTCTTGCTGAACGCGGTGTCGTAGCTTTGTATCACGAACTGCATGTTCGGCACCCGTTCTTCTTCCCAAATCTTCCACCACTCGCGTTTTAGGATCGCGCCTTCATCTGAGGTCGGGTTCTGCATCCACTGGGCTTCCCATTTGCTGACTGGAATGGACGCTTTAACGCCTTCCAGTTCTGGCAGTGTCCAATACTCGGGCCACAGAGCGTTTCCACTGGGCATAATGGCTGGAAATTCAACCACGTCCCATTGATCGGCATGATCTTCTACTTGTTTTGACAGCAGCCTACCTGTTAAGTCCTTGGTCCCCCAACGAGTCATCACAATAATAATGGCCCCGCCCGGTTGCAATCTTTGTCGTGGACCGGATGAATAGTATTCCCAGGCATTATCCAGCGCTGTGGGCGATAGAGCGTCTTGCTCCGAGTGAATGTCATCAAGCACCAAAATATCAGCACCCCGACCGGTGACCGCACCGCCAATACCCGAATAGAACGCTTCGCCACCACCATTGGTTTCCCACCGTCCGGCTGATTTTGAGTCCGCTTTCAGTGCCACGCCTGGAAAAACATGTTGGTATTCGGGAGAATCAATAATGTCTCTGACTCGCCGTCCAAAACGAAAGGCCAGTTCAGCGGTATGGGTGATCTGCATGATCTTGAGGTTCGGATTGCGGCCCAAGGCCCAGGACGGAAAATACGTGGAGGCAAACTCAGACTTGGTGTGCCGTGGTGGCATGTTAATGATCAGTCTTTTCAGATCGCCCTTGGCCACTCGCTCCAGTTTCTCTGCGAAAATCTTATGGTGCTCGCCTTCAATGAAGTCGGGCCACATGTATTTGATGTACTTTAAAAAGGTTTCCTGCCCTTCTCGCTGTAGCGCCTTAGAATTTAAGGCTTCTTTAAGCGAAATAAGCTCTTTCGCCGCGTCTGGATAAAGCTCGGCTAGTTTTTCTGTGTTTATGTTAGTCATTCGCAGACTTTACAAGTGTCTCCGTCATCATCAACCAATTCTCCTTCGCTCAAAGATTCTGCGACCTTTTCTTGCAGTGCTTGGTCTCTATACCCTCTGTTATACCAATAATGGCCCAACTGTTCTACGTTTTTTTGTGATGCGGTAGCACCGTTTTCTGTGTTGTTTTTTTCCATATTCTTTAGTATACATAATTTTTCCGGGGACAAGGGACTCCCAGAAAAAAATATAAAATTTTTTGAGCAAAGGCCCTCAGAAAAAAAAATAAAATTTTTGAGCAGGGACCCCTATTAAAAAAATGCGAAATTTTTTCACTAGAGAATTTATGTCTCGATCTTTCCCCTTTATACACTTATGAGCAAGCGCCGTGAGCGACAGGAAAATGGCACGAAAACATAAAAAGCTGGATGAATGTTGCGCAATAGGATCCCCATAAGAAAAGCCCCCACCCTGTCAAGAGTGGGGGCCTGTAGGGCTTAGGTAAGAATAAGGTTATCCTTATTCAGCCTCCTTAGTGGCCCACCATTCAACAAGTGTGGGTATAGCATTACTATGGGGCAGTCTTTGACGTGTCATGCTATAACATGGGTCACATAACAGCCTGTAAGCCATTCCTTCGCTTGTGCCGAACCCTTGCGATATCGTTGCCTCACTGTCGCAGTATTCGCAGTCTTCGTTTCTGTCTCGGCTCATTTTCATTCTCCTGTATTTATTAAATGAACCACCAATATACCATAGATCCCATACATGCGTCAAGTAGTGACGCAGGCCTATTGTGTTATGGCGTGTCATGCAGGGGCGGCAGGCAGGCATAAGAAAAGCCCCCACACCTTGATAGATGTGGGGGCTGAGGGTTGAGAGTTAGCTGGTTGTTACAATAGTCCTTTGCGTAATTGTAAGGAAGTATCTTCCCACTTCTCTTGTAAGCCTTCTATATCAAGCCTTTCCTCAAGTGGTACAGAGTAATCCATTAAACACTCTATGCCAAAATGGCTTAATTCCCATGTAAGCCAATCTCCACTTTCAAAAATGATTATTTGCTCAGGCGGTATATCCCATGTCTGCAAATCTTCAATGAGTTGATCTATGTCATATCCCCATTCTCTTTTTTCAGGTATGCCTCCCCAATCCTCTACAATTTGCATATTGAATCTGAACTTTAGTCCTTCCTTCTCAGACTTTTCTAAAAG